GGTTGCCTACATCGGTATCATTGCCGCTAATAAACTCATTGGTCTTTCTAAATATACTCGTATCGCACAATGGTGTGCTCGTCGAGGAACACTACAAGAAGAACTCTGCAACGACATTGCCCGAGAAATTATGAAGGCAACTGATAGCGAAAATGTTGCTGTTTATATTCAAGCAACTCATGGATGTTGTGAAAATCGTGGCATTATGGCACACTCTAGTCTTACGCAGACTACAGTACTTAAAGGTGCGTTTAACACCGATGGCAATACAAAGAAAGAGTTCTTTGATAACATTAAATTACAGCAAGAATTTGCACCAAGATAAGGAGATCTAAAATGGCAAAATTAAACAAACTAGCAAAAGTAAATGAATCAATTACTATCAATCGTTACGATAATGGTTGGATGGTAGAAATTGGTGGGCGAGACAAAAAGCAAGATTGGAAGAACACCAAGACTATGTGCAATTCTGAAGAAGAAGTACTTGCAGTGGTCAAAGAGTGGAACTCAATGGAATTAGATACTTAAGGAGAAATATTATGTTTGAAACAAACTTTACAGGCGACGACGTGTTAAGTTACCGCAGTGCTAGCGAAATTAATTCAGCAATGGGTCGTGTCTACGGACATATGAGCCTAGCTGTTATTGTATCGATGCTAGTTAGTTACTGGGTCGGAACTACTCCAGAATTATTGCAGTTCTTTTTTACAGGCGTAACAAAATGGATTGTAATCTTTTCACCGCTATTAGCAATATTTGGTATTTCTGCGGTATTAGCTAACAATCCCAGTAAAAGTGTAGCACAGTTATGCTTGCACGGATTTGCGGCGCTTATGGGATTGAGCTTTGCCACAATCTTTGCTGTGTTTACTATGGGTAGTATTGTGTCAGCATTTATGGGTGCGGCAATACTGTTTGGTGTGATGAGTGGTTATGGTTACTTTACTAAAAAGGATCTAAGCTCAATGGGCCAGATGATGTTTGTTGGTTTGATTGCTATTGTGATTGCCAGCATTGTAAACATCTTTATTGGCTCAAGTGTTATGGCTATGGTTATTAGTGCTTTGGCTATTATCATCTTCTTGGGATTAACGGCTTATGACACACAACGTATCCGTGAAGCAGTCAGTGTTGACACTAGCCCAGCTGTAGAAGTAACAGGCGCATTAAGTTTATATATGGACTTTATAAACTTGTTCTTGAACTTGTTACAGTTGTTTGGCGATAGGAAATAATTATGAACTCCGTTGACATGGCTAATAATTTAATTTTTAGAGCTAAACACATAGAAGAGTTTACAGTTACTACTGAGGTGCCGGATGATTTTAGATTCAACGGACTTGTACCATTTGACATGCAAATAACAGGTAGTGTACTTGAAGCAAAAGTTTGGGCTATCAATTTTGACGAAGCCGTTAGCACATTACATTCATTCTTAGAAACATGTAAATGAAATACATTACCAACATAACAGGCGAGATTAAGCTTCCCTGGGAACCCGGTTTGTTAGAATGGCTTCAGGAACAATATCCTGCTTCAAAGTATCGCATAGTGGAGTCTATATGAAATGGATGTTATCTTGGTTAGAGAAGAATGGTAGAAAGCGTGTTATTTTTGACAGAATAAACGATGAACCATATCTTGAACGTTATTATATCTTCCTAAAAGACAGACAGCGTTTTCCCTTTAATGCTTTTATACACAAGTTTCTTAAGTCAGATCCAGATGATGTTCATGATCATCCTTGGCCTTATGCTACACTGATCCTCAAAGGTGGTTATTGGGAATGGGTTCCAGTTTTTAATTCAATTGATGAAAAAGTTGGTGAGATTGCAAAGTGGAGAGGTCCTGGTCATTTTAGGATTTGCGGTGCTAACAGTTATCATAGAATTGAACTAGATCCAAATATTACCGCATGGACTTTGTTTATGCCAGGGCCGCAGAAACGTGAATGGGGATTTCTTGTTAAGAACAAGTGGATTCACAATGACATATATCTTACCGAAAGAGCAAAAAAATGAATAATCAAGAAAGAGAAGTAATGAATATCCTTAGCGAAGAATGTGCTGAGGTAATTCAGGCAGTTAGTAAGTGTCATAGATTTGGGTTACACAATTACAAGCCGGGTAAACCAAAAACTAACTGTGAACACTTAGAAGAAGAAATTGGCGATTTGCTAGCTATGGTAGATATTCTACTTGACATAGGTGTGGTTAATCAAGTATCATTAGACGTAGCAAAAAAAGCTAAAATTGAAAAACTAAAACAATGGTCTACCATTTACGAAAATGTATAAAACAATATATACCGAAGTTGAAGTTGATGTCGAGCTATCGGAGTTCGACACTGATGATCTCATTGAGGAACTAGAAAGCCGCGGGGCTGGCATTGTCGAGTTTGGTGATGGCAAAGAGATTCTAGAAGCGATTTATGAAAAACGCAGACTGGGTAAAGATTATCAAATAGAATTAAACCAATTAATTTGGTTAGGATTAGGAAAGATTGTATGAGTAAAATTAAGATAGCAGAATTATTTTATAGTATACAAGGTGAAGGACGTTACATGGGTGTACCGTCTGTGTTCTTGCGTACATTTGGATGTAACTTTACCTGTCAAGGTTTTGGTATGCCACGTGGCGAACTATCTAATGAACGTGAAGCTATTGCAGAGCGTATTCTAGAATTTAAAGATTATAATGAACTTCCATTAGTAAGTACAGGTTGCGACAGTTATGCAAGTTGGGATGCTCGTTTTAAAGATCTTAGCCCGCTAGTCGAAACTGATGGCATCGTAGAACGCATTATGGAAATGTTGCCACACAAAGAATGGCATGATGAACATCTTGTCATTACTGGCGGCGAACCATTGCTAGGTTGGCAAAAACAATATCCAGATTTGTTAAGACATCCTAAGATGAAAGGTTTGAAAGAACTTACGTTTGAAACTAACGGAACAATGCGTCTTACTACTGCATTTAAAGAATTCTTAGCAGACTGGGCATTTGGCGGCGACGAGAGAGAAATTACATTTAGTGTAAGTGCCAAACTTCCTTGCAGTGGCGAGCCGTGGGACGATGCTATTAAACCAGAGCGAGTAGTTGAGTATGAGCAATACGGTACAGCTTATTTGAAGTTTGTTATTGCTACAGAGCAAGACTTTGCTGATGCTGAATGTGCTATTGCCGCTTATCGTACAGCAGGATTTAAAGGGCATGTTTATCTAATGCCAGTGGGCGGTGTAGAAAGTGTCTACGCAATGAATAATCGTAATGTAGCAATATTAGCTATGAAAAACGGTTTACGTTACAGTGATAGGTTGCAGGTGCCACTATTTAAAAATGAGTGGGGAACTTGATGAATAAGTTTATTAAAAAGATATTTGGCATCGATAAAATTGAAGCTGAAGTAGCCGAAGCAACTAAACAAAAAATTGAAGCCGAAGCCGAAGCCAAACAAGCCAAAGAAGATGCACGAAAAGCTAAACTAACACCCAAAGATCTTGCTACAGAAAAAGGTGAGCCGTGGGTAGGAGTACTAGATACAAAAGTAAATCCGGAAAATCCTCGCAATGGGTTTTTTGAACTTGACTGGAATGAACATTTTGTAGTACAATTAAGATTAGCAGGCTATAAAGGTGACGACGAAGAGGCAGTAGTTGATTTGTGGTTCCAGGACCTTTGTAGGAATGTAGGACAAGAATCAGGTGTTGATATGGACAGACGAGGTTCTGGATATATTAATGTTAATAATCTAGGTGATGGAAAAACAGAGGTCAGTTAATGACATATATTTTAGTTGATACAGCAAATACTTTTTTTCGTGCTAGACACGTAGTTCGTGGAGATACTAGTGAGAAAGTAGGCATGGCTATGCATATTATTCTTAATTCAGTTAAGAAAGCATGGCAAGACTTTGATGGCAGTCATGTAGTATTCTGTTTAGAAGGTAGATCGTGGCGTAAGGATCATTATGCACCTTACAAGCGAAACCGCACCGATGCTCGGGCCGCGCACAGCCCTCGCGAAGCTGAGGAAGAAAAACTATTTTGGGAAACGTTTGATCAGTTTAAAGATTTTGTTACTAGCAAAACAAACTGTTCAGTATTACAAAATCCTCAACTAGAAGCAGATGATCTTATTGCAGGATTTATCCAGGCGCATCCCAATTCGAATCATGTTATCATATCAACTGACGGCGACTTTGCACAGCTCATTGCGCCGAACGTAAAACAATATAATGGTGTAATGGAAATTACAACCACGCATGAAGGATATTTTGATGCTAAAGGTAAACCTGTCGTTGATAAGAAAACTAAACAAGTTAAGCCGGCGCCGGATCCATCCTGGTTGTTATTTGAGAAGTGTATGCGTGGAGACACCTCCGACAACATCTTTAGTGCTTATCCGGGAGTACGTGAGAAAGGCACAAAGAATAAAGTTGGTCTCCGTGACGCATTTGCCGACCGTGACAAGCGCGGATATTCTTGGAACAATATGATGCTTCAGCGTTGGACCGACCACGAAGGTGTTGAACACAAGGTACTAGAAGATTATAATCGTAATGTTAAACTATGCGATTTAACTGCACAACCTGCTGAGATTAAAACTATAATCCAAGAAACTATTAATGCAGAAACTAGCAAGGAAAAAAATATTCCACAAGTAGGTGTTCGTCTGTTAAAGTTTTGTGCAGAATATGACTTACAAAGAATTAGCGATAATGTACAAGGTTACGCTGACCCGTTAAATGCAAGGTATACAAAATGAACGCAGTTGCTAAGGTACTTGTTCCAAATAAAATATGGATCGTTGAAGATGGCGGTCAAAAAGTTGGAACACTAAACAAAGAGAAAAAGGGATTCAGTTTTTATCATAAAGGTCAGAAAATGGACTTTGATAAAAAAGGTATCAAACAACAATTTGGAGAAAGTATTACTGAAGAGATTGAGAAGATTGTAAAGATTTCTAAAACAGTAACAACTGAACCACTTAATGTATATGAATATCCATGCGGTAGTAGACCACATAATCCTGTTTACAACATAAAGAAAAAACTGCCGATCTATGCCAAAAGTAATAAAAGTAAAAGCCTGTATTGTGCAGGGCACTACGTTATTCAATTCCGTAAAGGTTGGGTTAAGAGCTTTTGTCCAAAATTAATTACATTAGAACGATATCCGTTTAAAGGTCCTTTTAAGACCGAAGAAGAAATGAAGACTGTACTAAGTCAGCTGAGTAAAGAAAAATGAGTAACTTAAACACTTTACCCATCGAAATGTTCTTAGATAAGGCTAGAATCGCTACCAAAAGCAATCAAAAGAACCTAATTTTAGACATTAAAGAAGTACAGGCACTAGCGGATAGTCTAGCAGTAGTCATGACACGATTAGCGGGTCAAACAGTTACTTCTGCACCAATTGACTCAGTGCAAGTAAGCATGGACGGTGGAAAGTTTTAAGATTTATAATAAATATATGCGTACTGAACCCGGAGCGCATATATCAATGTCAAGACCAAAGCCGTCTATTCTGTTAGAAATTACTAATAAAAAAACTTATAAAACTGAACAGGTTTTAGAAGCCGATGCCATTTGGGCTGTCTTTTATAAAGAAAAACCAGTTAATTTAAAGACCACAAGCATGGTGGCACAACACTTAGGTCCAAAATATAAAAAGGTAAGTTTTTCAAATAGAGGCCATGCTATTAATTTGGCCGAGAAACTTAATAAGATGTTTAACTGTAATGATTTTTCTGTATTTAGATTAACCACCGGAGATAAAGTTGGCGAAATCGGATCAAAAGCTTCAGCTGACTGAACAACTGCTAACGCAGTTAGGTATCGCTACAACTCCTAAAAATATAAAAGAATGGCACCTACTATGGTGGAAAAATCCCAGGAACAACGGCGCCCATAGTCTTCGATTAACCGAACGAGGACTCGAAGACTTTGAAACCAAAGTTGGCCTTAAATCTTATAAAATAGATTTTCCAGAACCAATTGAAGTGGTTACTAATCAACTTATTTTACATTTGGACAGATTTATAGACAGTCCGTATTATGTAACTAGAAAGTATATAAAAGTTTTTACTGAAAAAATGGCTGTACAATTAGTACTGTTTAGCGGTGATGTCCAAAAATACGGACTTGCTAAGGCATTATCAGCAAAAAATCATCAATTGCCCATTGACAACCCGGCTGAATGACTATATAATATATACATGTTGAAGCAATAAGTGCTTAACATTTTTTTAAACCTAATTTGAGAAAGTTTATTATGGCAGAAAAAATGAGCGCAAATCGGACAGTAACCCCTAGCGAAGCTAAAAAGTCACTACGCAAGTGTGTTAAAATTCAACGTCCGGTTTTCATGTGGGGCCCTCCGGGCATTGGTAAGTCCGATATTGTTAAACAAATCGGCGAAGAACAAGATCGTGAAGTGATCGACGTTCGTTTGAGTTTGTGGGAACCTACCGACATTAAAGGTATTCCATATTACAACGCTACAGAAAACACTATGAGCTGGGCTCCTCCTGCAGAACTGCCCACTGACCCTAACTCAACTGCTATCCTGTTCTTGGATGAGTTGAACTCTGCGGCTCCTGCTACACAGGCGGCGGCATTCCAATTGGTGCTTAATCGCCGTGTTGGTACGTACCATTTGCCAAAAGGTGTTAGCATTGTTGCCGCTGGTAACCGTGAAACTGACAAGGGCGTAACTTATCGTATGCCTAGTCCGTTGGCTAATCGTTTTGTGCATATTGAACTTAAGACAGACTACGAAGATTGGTTGAACTGGGCTACGTTGAACAAGGTGCATGAACAAGTTGTTGGTTATGTTGGCTTTGCCAAACAAGACTTGTACGACTTTGATCCAAAGTCTAGTTCACGTGCTTTTGCTACACCACGTAGCTGGTCCTTTGTTAGCGAATTACTTACAGATGACGACTTGGATGAAGGCACATTGACTGACTTGGTTGCAGGTGCAGTTGGTGAAGGGCTTGCTGTTAAGTTTATGGCACACCGCAAGGTTGCTAAACAGATGCCTAAGCCAGAAGATATCCTATCTGGTAAAGTAGAAAAGGTTTCAATTAAAGAAATCTCTGCAATGTATTCACTTACAATTAGTTTGTGTTACGAACTCCAAACTGCTGACGAGAAGAAAGTTAAGAATTGGGATGCAATGGCTGACAATTTCTTCAAGTTTATGATGGAGAACTTCCCAACTGAACTTACAGTTATGGGTGCCAAAGTAGCGTTGACTAACTATAACTTGCCGTTTGATGCAAGCAAATTAGTCCACTTTGACAAGTTCCACGATAAGTATGGCAAGTACATTATCACAGCAATGGAAGGCTAAAAAAGGGCTCTTCGGAGCCCTTTTTACTTGCTATTTTACATTTTTGAGTATATAATAGTATATCATCGAAAGGAACATTATGACATCTGTAATGAAAACTGAAAAAATTCGTAAACCAAAAAATACTAAAACGTTTACTGACCGAGAAAAGAATCTTATTCTTGACAAACTAATTACAGCCCGTGTGGGTCTGTTGTTACGTCATCCTTTCTTTGGCAATCTTGCAACCCGTTTGAAATTAGTGAATGCCGACGAGTGGTGTGCTACCCTGGCAACAGATGGTCGGAATTTTTATTACAATAACGAATTTGTAGACAAGCTCAAACCTAAAGAAGCAGAGTTTGGCTTTGCTCACGAAGTATTACACAATGTATTTGACCACATGGGTCGTCGAGATAGCCGAGATCCCCAACTGTCAAACATTGCCGCAGACTACGCTACCAATCAAATCTTAAAAGATGAACGTATTGGTGAAGTGCCTAGTTGGATTAAAATCTTTCAAGACAACAAATATCGTGGCATGAGCTATGAGCAGATCTACGAAGAGCTATACGAGAAAGCAGAAAAAATTGATATTAGCAAGTTAGGTGAACTGTTAGACGAGCACCTCGACGATAGTGATGACGGCGATGAAGATGGAGATCAAGATGGCAAGGGTAATGGCAAGGGCCGACCACGTTTAACTGCTGACGAGAAGAAAAAGATTCGAGACGAAATTAAAGAAGCAATGGTTGCGGCCGCACAAGCCGCAGGTGCTGGCAGGGTACCAGCAGGTGTTGCACGTATGATTTCTGATTTTACAGAACCTAAGATGGACTGGCGTCAGATGTTGCGTATGAACATCCAAAGTCTCATTAAAAGCAATTTTAGTTTCCAACGTCCTAATCGTAAGTCACAACATTGCGGTGCAATACTACCCGGTATGATGAACGAAGAAACTATTGACGTAAGTGTTTGTATTGACATGTCTGGTTCTATCAGTGACGAAATGGCTAAGGACTTCTTATCAGAAGTTAAAGGTATCATGGACGAGTATACTGACTTTAAATTGGACCTGTGGACATTTGATACAGAAGTTTACGGTTACAAACAATTTACCGGCGATACTGCCGACGAAATTATGGAATACGAGTGCCAAGGCGGTGGGGGTACTGACTTTGAAGTCAATTGGACTTTTATGAAGGAACAAGGCATTGAGCCAAAACGCTTTATTATGTTTACAGATGGATACCCTTGCGGAAGTTGGGGTGACGAGGACTATGCAGAAACCCTGTTTATTGTCCACGGAAATGAAACCATAATTGCGCCCTTCGGTCAGACCGCACACTATAAATAAAGTAGGTAGATAATGTCTTTAATAAGAGGCACGGTTAATCCGTTAAATGTTTTGGAAGTAAGAAAACTTCCATACATACCTTCTCATTTTGGCAGAACGCATACCCAAAACTTAAAGGATATACATAACATCGATGATTGGATTTATACAAATCTTAACAGTCGATATTGTATTAAAAAAACTCACATGTTAGATGGTAATAATAAAATAACAGAAATGTGTGAAATTGGTATGGAAGATCATAAAGAACTTACTATGCTAAGTTTAGGGTGCCCTTACTTACATAATACCTAACAGGAGAAAAATATGGAAAATCAAGAACAACAAGCAGTTGAACAAACACAAGAAGCACAATCTGCGCCAGCGGCTCCAGAACTAACAGTTACAGATTTGCAAAACATCAAAACTATTATCGATGCGGCAAGTCGTCGTGGAGCATTTGGTGCAGGCGAAATGGCAGGAGTAGGCGGAGTATTTAATAAATTAGATGCATTTCTAAATGCAGTTGCTCCACAACAGCCACCTGCTGATCAACCACCAGTTGCTTAAAAGGAGATTAAAATGAAACACGTTGGAAAAATGAAAAACAATGCCGCAAGGATTGTTGTTGCATATAGAACTTTGCCAGGCGACCCCCACAGTTGTTTGGTTGTTGGAACATCAGGATTAGGTGATAGTTATCACGATACATTAATGTCAGTTGTTGAAAGCGACAGCGGTCAACAATCTAATGAGCTTGCTGATATTTTATCGGTCCGTAGATTCCCAGACGGTTCAAACATGTTAGGATACCTACATGCTAACGGACATTTAATTAAGGTTAAAACTGGCCTAGTTAGTATGACCCCGGATTCAAAGACTACCCTTAGTCTTGACGAAATGAATAGACTCATTGCCGAAAGTAAGGGTGTTAGTATTGAGGACTTAGCAATCAATGATGGTAGTCAACAATCTAAAGATAAGAAGAAGAAAGAAGCCAAAAAGATTGTAACAGAAGAAGAAGCGCCAGCATCATCTAGTACATTTGAAATGACTCCTGCAGAACTTCGTAGTCGTGCAGATGCATTATTTAAACAGGCACAGGTATTGCGTAAGCAAGCTGACGATTTGGATCCTCCAAAGAAAAAAACTACTACCGCTAGAGCCAAAGTAGAAAAAGTTATTGCTGAATAATGTCAGAAAAAATATACATAGATGCATTAAAAAGTATTTTAGAAACTGGTGAACAACGCCCTGATCGAACAGGAGTTGGCACCTTTTCTAAATTCGGTATCCAATTAAAGTTTGATTTGCAGAAAGGATTTCCTGCAATTACTACTAAGAAGTTAGCATGGAAAAGTATAGTATCCGAGCTACTGTGGTTTATCGAAGGTTCAGGAGATGAGCGTCGATTGAGAGAGATTTTACACGGAGATCGAGACTCGACTAAACGAACTATCTGGACAGATAATGCGAATGCCGATTATTGGTTGCCTAACAAAAAGCATGTAGGCGATCTAGGGCGTGTATATGGAGTGCAATGGCGAGCGTGGAGAGCACCGGTATTTGGTGTAAACAAAATGGGCGTAAGGCATATTGATCAATTAGCTGAATTAATCAACAGCATTAATAAAGATCCTTATGGACGCAGACATATTCTAACTGCATGGAATCCGGGAGAATTAAATCTCATGGCCCTTCCTCCGTGCCATATGATGGCACAATTCTATGTTAGTACAGACAAAAAACTAAGTTGTCAGATGTATCAACGTTCGGCGGACATGTTTCTTGGAGTGCCTTTTAACATTGCAAGTTATGCATTGTTCACGCATATGATTGCACAGGCATGTAAATTAAATGTAGGAGAGCTTACTATTGTTTTAGGTGATGCACATATCTATGAAAATCATATAGATCAGGTTAAAGAGCAAATTGCACGTAAACCATTTGCACCACCAAAATTACAATTGAATCCAGAAATAGTAAGCATTACAGAATTTACTATGGAAGCTATTGAGTTAGTTAACTATCAAAGTCACGAAGCTATAACAGCACCTATGGCTGTTTAAACTACTAAAACTTCAATAATTCCAAAGCCCTCGGATTGAGTTCCTAGGGCTTTTCCTATTATGGCGCCGCCAAAAACACTGCTGGCGGCTATTCCATATCCGGGTGTACTACTTGTTACTATTAGATCACCCTTCTTAATATACCCCTGAACTTTACACGGAACTCGACCTTTTAAGGCAATATAGGGGTGAGTTTTGTCAGTTCCTGCGTCGGAATTTAACTTAAATGCAGGATTTGTAGATACAATACCCGCTACCCTTGTATCAGCAAAAGTTGTTGTAACTGTGACTTCTTTATCTCCACCTAGTACCAAAACAGTTCCGGGGTTGTATTCTGCATCCGCTTCGTATCGTTCAGCTAAGTCAGCATAAGTTGCTTGCAATGTAGAACCAGCAGTAAGTGCCCAGGTACCTTCAATTGTTCCCGGTGTTGCCGGTGATCCAGAACTGATACGAGTAATATTAGTTAGCTCAGTAATATTCCCAGTAAGCGTTCCAACTTCTGTTTTCATTAAAAAATCAGTAGATACTTTACCACCTAATCGAACCGAATCGGCAGCAGATCCCCAAAAATAAACACCAGTCGATGACGATATTCCTGTCACAGGATCGGCGCCATATAATGTAATTCCATTTTTTACATTAGAATATAACGTAATCAAAGGATCCGTAGCATCGACTGTAAATTCATGTGACGATACTATTGCTGGTATGCTGTCACCTATTGGTAACTCGATAACATCAAAACGACCGCTAGTTGCTTGTACCCTAGTTGTACTTAACGATCCGTTAACAGACCCTACCCCGCCAGTACCTGGTCCAATTAATTCAAAGTTGCCGTTGTACTTAATGTATAATTTCTTGGACGAAGAATCATACCAAAATTCACCGTTAGTTAAATCTGTGGGTATATTAGATGACACATTAGTAGTTGCCAACGGAGTCCATCGAGTGCCCGTATAGAATTTAATTTTTTGATTGGTTGTATCGTACCAAAACTGTCCTGCTAATGGACGAGCCGGAGCCGATGCATTAGCAAAATTCTCTAATAATTTTATTAGGTTGCCGTTTACAACCTGCCCATATCCGGCATAGTTTTTTCCAACAAGTTGTAGGTCCGTTGTTAGATTTAACGTACCGTCTTCAACAGTGGTTAGTTTTATACCGTTTGTTTTATATATCGTATAGGGCATCCATAAACTCCAATTAAATTACCTTCATGATGTAAGCAAGTGCATAATACGGATTTGTAATATCTACTGAACTATCACCCGTTGGGTTAGTTGTACCAGTATGCGTATGCACTGGGCTAGATTCAGCAGAGGTTACATTAAGTGTCCCCGATGTGCCATTACCATCTAAGTTTGTGGTAGTTTCCCATAGTTGGCCGCCTCCACTACCCCTAGAGGTAGCATCGTAATTAAAACCTGCCCGAGAATTAGCAGACCAATTGCCTCTACCACTTGCAAAACTTAATTGATCATCACCTGGAAATACGTGTTTGTGAGGACCAATGCTAACACTTCCAAACACCTGATGAGAGTGAGGAAGTGTTACTTCATTTGTTGAAAACTGATGACTATGCGTAGGTGTTGCTGTTATTGAACTGTTACCTCCTGCATCGCCGGGAACCTTAGGAACATAACCAGGTATACTTAATTTAGCAGGCGATGTTCCTGCCCCCATGACAAATACTCCGCATAAATCGGGAGTTTGTACGCCGTTAGATGTTTGTCCGTTGCAAAGAGCCCAACCAGTTGGGATGCTAGCAACTGAGCCGTACCATAATATAATAGATCCTGTGGGCAATATACCATGTACAAACGCGGTAGTAGCCAATGAAGTTGATTTATCGCCTATTGCCGGTGTTGCTGGTTCCGAAAATGGTCCAATAGGTGTAAAGCCAGAAGCTGTTTTTACATTTAATTGTTGTGCATCGATGTTAAACCAAAGTTGACCTACTAATGCATTATTAGGTATATCCGTAGCCGCAAAATTCTCTAGTAATCTTACGAAGTTTTGATTTTGATTCAGCCCAAAATCCGAAGCATTTTTTCCTATCAATGCTAGACTTGTTCTTGTAAAATCAGTAGTTCCTACAGCTAGATCTATTATTAAACTACCATCCGTTTTTCTAATCGAGTATGACATCTACAATTCCTTAAGGTATATTTCTGTACCATGCCCAGCGTGGAGGGCCATCGATAACTCTAAATTCTTTAATGCTATATGAAACAGTTGCAGTTGTTATCACGCCCACGGTACTAACTGCAACGTTTGTAATCGCTAATAATTCGGTCCCATCTGGGTATGCCATAACTGGCGAAGTGGCCGCTGACACATTAACTGGTTGCGGTGGTACACTGATACTATTAGATTGACACAATACTCTTGCACGATATCCTATAGGTAAGTCATATTGATAATCATTTTGATATAGTCCGTCATTTGGCACCGTATTAAGTGGTGGAGAAAGTGCATTTAAAATTGTAATAATTTCAGCATTTTGATTTATCATCTTTGATACATCAAGTGTAACAATAAATCCTTTTAAACTTTGTACAGACCCTGCATCAATTGCAAATTGCACAGTAGCCGCATCAGTTGGTACATTAGAATACTGTACATTTTTAATGCGTCTTGCTGTAGCATCAATACCTGCATCAATAGGCGAAGACTGTGTTGTTAACATTAAATCTTTAAATTCAGCAACAGGGTTTGCTCCCATAATTGCAGTCACTGATGATAATGTATTTGCGGCAATTACTGTAAATGAAGTTCCTGTGCTAACAATTGATTTAATATTGTAGGTGCCGTTATACCCAAGATCGGCAATACCCAATACGGTTACGGTAGTTCCCGAACTAAGAATAGGAACTGTTGCTCCTAGATTTATTGTAATAACAGACCCAATATTTGTATCAGTTGAACTAGCACTTGCAATAACATAACTTGAATCTAAAGAAGAAATACCACTTCCTTTAATTAGCACATTAGTGACAGTAAGTTGTGTTAGCACTCCAAGAGTTCTAATATTAGAATTAACAACTGTAGGACCCAACGTTGAAGTTGTTAATACCGTTACTCCCCCAGCTTTGTATGATCTACCAGTGGCAATATTAAAATCAATATTTGACGACCAAGCAGTATAAGAATTTATGTAGGTTAATGTTTTATCAGTACTGCCGTGTAGTGTTAGACCACCACCGTCGGCAAATGTGTCACTTGCTGGGGTGCCTTGTGGCATAACTGCCAGTTCAATATTTTTATCAGCAATTTCTATTAGTGTAGACGAAATAGAAGTATATGTACCATATACATATAAGTTACTGTATACTTCTACGTTTCCATTAAAGAATGCACTTCCTTCAACATGAAAATTAGTAATAGGGTTTAATGTGTTAACTCCTACTCTATCTCTTTTTAAAGTTAACGGAGTTACTTCTGCATTTGGACCAGGCGAATTAGATTTAACTGTAATAAACTTTGTTGATCCGTCAACTATTGTATTTCTAATTGCCGTCGACCTCGATCCAATTGCGCCGCCTGCAAATATTTCTAAATCACTGTAAAGACCTACAGTAAGACCTGCATCAGATAAAAGTACAAGTCCGCCAGCTCCCTGAATTTGCTGGTCATCACCATTATTTTGTTTTAATAGATAATCTTGAGCATTTATTCCAAGAATCGCATCAGCATTAGTCGATGTGCCAGCAAATCTTATTCCGGGAATTGATGGATTTAAAGTTAGTCCAGCTGTTATATATTGAAAGCCTGTGCCACGGAATGACTCTTTAAGCTCAAAACTTGATGTACTTAATACTCCAAGCATTTGATCATTTGCATACAAACTAGTAATTTTTCGTGTTCTATTTCCTGTATCAAGCACTTCTGCCGTTACCCATCCAGATTTCCCATCCTGAGAAGAATATATTGGGCCTGCTAAAGTTGTATTCACTCCATCAACTGTAAAATATAATTGATCATTTGTAGTGTCTATCCAAAGGTCACCTTGTTTTAAAATTGTAGGCTTAATGTCGCTTAATATAGATGCAGATATTTCTCCAAATACTCCATCTAAGTTAAAAACTTTTAATCTGCCAGCAGATACATCATACCATAGTTGACCAGTTAGGGGGCTTCTTGGTTGTGATATGCTTGCAAAATTCTGTAAAATGTTTACTAGATTAGTGTTTAGTGCTGTACCGTAGGCGTCTGTATTCCTACCTATTAAAGTAAGACTTGTAGTTGTTTTATCTACGGTTCCGTCAACTAGATTTAGTAAAACTGTGCCATCTGCGTTTTTAATTGTGTATGCCATATCGTTAATACTTTATTATATAATTTAAACTAACAGTAACGTTAGGATTAATAGCCGGTAATGCATCTAGCTGAGGCACGTTAAACTCATTCTCGTTAGTTGATCCGTAAGTTGTAGAAATTACACTAAACAGTTTAGGATAAGCTGTCCTAAGTTTTGAACTACCATCACATACTATAAATCCATCCGGTGCAACCGCACCCGCAAATAAAGTTATTGCTCCAGTTGGCACCATAGAAAATGCGGTCGATGTTGTAATAAAAGAATTAGCATACACATTTCTAAAAGGAGCATCTATTGCTCCTAGGTCATATATATTTGGTTCTCCAGGCATTACTGCTGAGCCGGGAATAGGATTATTACTGGAATCTTGCCGACTTATATACAACTGACCGTTAACTGTAGTGTCCATGCCAATAGTCAATTCTTGTCCAATTGATACAGTTCCTAGTACATCAAGATCGTCGGCAAAAGATACTGCATCATCTATTGCTAGTGTGCCGGAAATCTTTGCTGACCCAATAACATCTAACTCAACTGTAGGGGCATCGTTATTAATTCCAACACGCAAATAGTTGCCATCTACAGTAACAATTTCATTTAAAGTGTTACCTTTTAAAATAGAAAGTCCTATATTAGCACCGCTATATCTGTTGGCAAGAACTGCGTCACGACCACCACTCCTATATAGTTGAACGGTTTGTGTAACATTTCCTATCCATAGTCCTGTGTCACCGTCGATACGCAAATACCCGTTAATTCTTCCAGGTACGTCATTTCTTAAAAAATAATCGGCTAGTACAGGGTCTGTGGAATTTGACACTTGCAAACTTAGTGCAGTATTAGCAAGGCCGCCTAGTCTAGCAGTAGCACCATTAAATTGTTTTGTACTAACATTTAATCCAGGAACAAGTGAGGAGAATCCAGAAATTACTGGGTTAGGAGTGAATGATTCTTTTGCAACGATGGTTATAACATCATCATTAATGTAACTTAAAATTACATTATGATATATTGCCTGGTCGCCTAAATTGTCAAGAAGTGTAGTTGGATAAATTCCATTCTTTAATCCGCTCGACGAAGTGGGACCAATTAATAGCCATTCATATCCGTTCCAAATGTTTAACTGACTGGTTAATGTATCAACCCATATATCACCTACTTTTTTACTAGTAGGGTTTGAACTAGCTTGATGTACTCCGTTAGCCGGAACCCAGTTTGCACCATCGTAAACTTTTAATATTTTAGAAGTAGGAGCACTGGTATCATACCATAACTGTCCTTCTACAGGAGTATCTGGTGCTGTTAAATTAGCCGCATTTTCTAAAAGATGAAGAAAGTTTTCCGCAAACAGTTGTCCATAATTAGAAGAATTTTTTCCTACTAGATTTAAACTGGTGTCATTATTAACCGTGCTATCTGCAACAACAATTGGGTTCTTAACTGAATTAGAAAAATGGACTGAATATGTCATTGTTAAACTCCGCTAAGACTCTGTACTCTAATTGTATAATCTACCTGTATTAATCTGTTTAATGATTTTTGTACTGGGTGGAAAATTACGTGTGTTAACAAAAGTCCTGTATTAGGACCTGCAGAGTTATAACTTTTTAATCCTAGCTCGTCAAATACAAAACTGTTATCTTGATTAGCACCTGTATCAAATGCCGCTTGCCCGCTTGGCTCACCGTAGTCTAACAAACAACTGACTAATATATCGCTGTAGGTAGTACCAACAATATGCCTAACTTCCATGAAGTTTCGACTTGGATCTGTTGCATTTGGATTTCGACCATCAACAGTTTTATAATAAGTTTGATTGTAAAGACTGGCTCCACTACCTGAACTATTTGGTGTTAAGTAGGTAATAATCCCTGTAGGGTCAATTCTACTACCGCCATTGCCAAATGCCATTTCTGCAATAACGCCCGATTCTTGATTACTAACACCGCTAGCTAATGCAATACTGAAGTTTTCATAATGAATTGCATTACGTTTATCTACGTAAACTTCTTTGGTTTTAGGGTCAAATATCTTAATATGACCTTGTAATCGAATTCCTGCTTGCTCGTTGGTAGGGGTATTTTGTTGGGGTTCTTGCATTTTTTGATTCTCAATATTGTCCATAGTGATATTTATCCGTTTGATTTATACTAGTCCCTCCTCGGGACCGTATCTATATATTCTGTTACGGGGGAAAACGTGGCCGGATGTTGGTCTTGCGTTAGTATTTACTTTTGGATAAACTGCTCCAGAAATTGGTCTTTCAACTCTATATCGTAACAGTTTATTAGTAGCTCCTTGAAGATCATTAAAACTATACGGCCAATCAGCAGTATCAGTTAATTGATTTGAAAATGCATAATTTTGCAAATAAGCAAGTGCCCGAGTTTGATCCATATTTGGATATGTTTCTAATGCACAGGCAAGAACTCCGGCTACTTGCGGGCTAGCCATACTTGTCCCGTTTAGTTTAGTAATAAGATAGTTAGCATTCCTAGAATCATAAGTACCGCCTTCAAGATTATCGTTAACTGAACTTATAATATTTTCGCCAGGTGCAAGTATATCTACCGCAGACCCTGAATTACTAAAATCTGCCTTCATTTCAGTTGCTAACGATCCTTGTGCTCCCACACATATCATGTCAACTCCTGGAGACGACCCGCGACCATAATAATAAGTAGTGTTAACGCCGTTAATTGTTTGAATAATATAATCATTCCAATTAGCATCACTACTGGTTTTTGCACCCCGTATATAATTATTGCCAGCGGCTCCTACTAAAATTATACCTGCATTTATACAATCAGCAATATCTGCTTGCACTGAAGCCACTCTGTATGGGAAGTATACATAATATTTTCCGGCAGAGTTTGGGCCGAAAGGAACCAAATTCTTAAAGTAAACATCATTATTTGTGAATGGGCCATTAGCAACAGTTCCATTAAAATTAATTGTTGATATATTTTCTATTAATACTGTTCTAGAATACCCCCAACTATTATTAACTATTGTGGGATTTGTTCTTCCTGTAGATCGATTGATAGATTTGTTTAGATGAAATTGTTTTATAAAATCAAATACTGTAAGGGCCGCATTGGATCCGTATGAACCGCCAAATACACTAAAATAATTTTGATTTGTACCATACGGACTTAAATTATATATGTTAGCATCTCTTGCCCAACCTTGTGTATTTCCGCAAGCTGTACCACCAACGTGAGCTCCGTGATCATTATCAGTTGAACGTGCAGTTGACGGGTTCCCAAAGATATCCGTGTAATTAGGATCAGAGTAAGGAGGGTAGGTATAAGTACCTGCCGGATTTCCTGTAACTTGAGGATTATATATAAGCCAGTTAAATTGATTAACTCTGCTGCCGCCTGTGCCGTCTGCATTCACAGCAAATTCCGGGTGTGTGGGGTCTAAATGTCCGTCACATATAACAACATCAACATTTTTTCCGCCCGAAGTAGTAGTTACAGTTCCAGATTTTGATGCAGTTACATTGGAACCCCAGCCAGTTAGTTGAGCTGTTAATGTTGCACATCTATATAACCCCCAGTTTCTATGGGCATTAACCGAGTCAATAGAGCTTTTATTCCAATCAGCAGATGTCTGTACCCAAGATGGGGTAATTTCTAATCCTAACTCTTCTGGGCTTAATTCAATAGCCAATATTCTCGGATCTGTTTTTAATTTTTCAGCTTCGTCGTCTGTTAAGTTATAATGAGTATTTCTGCTAGCAGGTCTTCTAAAAGAACAATCAACCGTTCGCTCGGGCATAACTCCGTACATAGTAGGACGAAGTGTTTCCATGTCAGTATAAAACTCGTCTAAATCCTCAAAGTTATTTAGAGTAATAATATATTCTCTTAGATTAGACATAATTAAGCCTCAAGTTGTAAGACTGTTAATGTAACAGTAATAGCAGTTGTACCACCAGTTTGATTTGTTACGGTAACATAAACATTACCACTAACTGGACTATCATCATTAAACCCTATAGTTGCCGGGGTAATTGGCTGGGTTGTATTACCTGTATTAATAACTTCAGCAATAACACCCGCGCCTGGAACAGGATCATTACCAATAACCCTAGAAGCATCTGCTGTTTGTGATGCCGCGTTTGAATATATTCTTACCCACGCCGCACCGTTTGTTTGCACTTTCAATAAAGCGTAAGATTTATATCCAGTTAGTGTTACATTTCCACTAGATCCATTAGCCAACGAGTTTGTGGTACCGGTAATAGCGAATCTACTGGTTAGTCCAACGCCGGCGCCGCCGCCTCCGCCACTGCCTGTGAAACCTCTTAAGCTACCCGGACTGCCAACATATCCTGCTGTTGCACTACCTGTAAATCCCGAACCTCGACTACCTGTAAATCCGCCCGACGGTCCTGCCGGACCTTGACTACCTACAAATCCGCCGGGGGATCCCGAAGCACCCGGACTACCAACATACCCAATGGCTGCAAATGCACCACTACTACCTGTGTAACCCATTGATCCAATAAATCCAATACTACCAGAAAATCCCCGACTACCATTATAACCTATACTGCCAGCGAAACCAGATCCTCCGCTACCTGTATAACCTTGAGGATCACCTTTCTCTCCTTTACTACCAGTATACCCAGGTCCTTTACTACCAACAAACCCTAATCCTGCACTACCCGTATATCCGCCAGCAGGACCTGCTGTACCTCGACTACCGGCAAAGCCAGTACCTTGACTGCCGTTGTATCCTCTTGCGCCCGTGGGGCCGCTAATATTACTCGCCGAGCCACTGTAACCTCGAGCGTTATTTTTAATAAATTGCCAGGTTACTACTTTACTTACTCCGTTCTCTGTAACTAAAAACAGCGTCGGGTCTGATAAACTAGTTACTCGAGGTAATGATGAAATTGTTGCCATTTTAATAAATCCTTAAAATTAATATCCGTCGATTGGACGGCCGTCGTCAAATGTTAATGCTGTACTGTCATCTAATCTTAATACCGGATCGCCACCATAGTATAATTGATCAACAGTGATTCCGTTTCTGTCGTTAAGGAATAATGCTGTAACTGAATTTTCGTCTATGTTTAGTAACGAACGAGTTTGTGTAGCGTACCATGACTTACCTGTTCTTTGTACTACCTTAAGTTCTACACCTGCGGGCGGAGTAAACGGAAGATTTAATCTATATACAACTGATGTATTTACTGTACTAGACGTAATAGTAAACCCAGGAGCTAATGGAACATCCCCAGGCCCCGAATCATACGACAAAGAATAATCATGAGCATATCTAACAACACCCGGAGCAGTTGGTTTTTCTAGCTGTCGGCCGCCAAAATAAACTTCTACCTGATCATGATAATTTGCACCCAATACAAAGTTTAGCTGATTTGATAATATATATGATGTACTTCCGGTTGTACTGGTTGTTGCAACTATAACGGTGTCAGTAGCTGGCATGTTTTGAGTTTGACTTTGATCAATTACCCACGACCCAATTGTATAATATGGTTTTGCGCCGGTCCCTAGTGTAGCTCTAGTTATTCTGGACAATACATTTCCAACCTTTTGTAGATATTCAATGCGCTCGCCTGCAATAAACACAACGCCCGGAGATGTAGCATTGGGACTTAATGGTGGTAATTTATCTCCATTTTCTACAACAATCTGAGTATCAGTTAACTGCAACGGCTCAATCAAATATGTGGTTTCTTCTGAGCTAAGTCTTCTATATGAAGTACGTCCGATAGGATCCTTAAACACTTTGAAAGATAAAGTCCTACCTGCCGATGTTTCTGCCAGGCTAGTAATTATTACCTGTTCTCCTTCTATAAACGGAATATCTATATCTACCTGAATAGATTTACCGTCGTCTAAAATTACAAAATCGTAGCCAGACACTAAAGTTTTATCTCCAATGGACATCCAAACATAATTATCGTTAAAAACTGCTCTAGATAATTTGTATAATCTTGCACTATTGGACAAATACACTTCTGTCCTAACATATTGTTCATCTTGATTAGTAAAAGTGATAATCCTTACAGTATTACTATCTGCTTCTAACGGAATTCTGTTAGTAATTTCTAACTTTGTACCCCTTATAATATAATCGTAATCAATAACAGCGGTTATAGCAAGTACATCATTTAATGCAAAATAATTGACAGGGAATATTATTACATTATTAAATTGATCTAAATAATATATGTTTAAAGGAACACGAACTCCGTTTTTATAAACTTCTAACATGGTCATATCAAAGCTATTATAAGGAAACGTTCTTCTAGTACTAATATCAAATCTCGTTTGACCTGTATTGGTAATTTCATAATAGGTGGTATTTGGAGGAACAATTCTAACTCCATTAACTTCTACTATTGAGTTTGCGGACGCAGGCCCTAGTACTCCGGGGGGTTGCCGTAACTCAATTATTCTATTGTTTGCATTTACGGTATATTCTATCTGTTCTCTAATTTCACTAAACCCTTTAGGCTCAGAAGTAAAAAAGGCAGCAAATATAACATTCTTACCTATTGTACCTAATCCGTGGACAGTTATCTTTATTCGATTGTTAACGCCCGGATGTTCTTCAGACGATATATAATATAATCCTTGTCCAACTCCTCCACTATCTGGATCAATAGGTAGACCGTTTAAGGTTACATATATACTGTTAACTTCTGAATAAGCACAATCGCCAATTACTGCTCCTATCGAAACTCCTTCAACAGTAGTAGAATTAGAACTTAAGAATCCAGTTCCGCCAATTCCAGGCATATAAATTATTTCAATAGAACCGTCATCTGCCTTAGGGTATACTGTTACGGTATTATTAATGTAATTAATAACATAGTCTCGACTTGGTATTAATGTTTCGTTATTATAGCTTACAAAAATAGCACCACTGCTTGGAAGAGCCAATGTTAATTGAACTATTGTGAATTGATTGGCTACCGCGGGTTGTTGAAGTGTAAGAATTAGGGCACTACCAGACGATGCTCTTGTGAATATATTAATTCCTAACGTTTCAGTTACATGACCGGGGACCAATTCTTCAGGCGCATAAGTTCTTGTTGGTGATATAAATTGATCGCCATCAAGATTTATGTCTTCTGGCCTAATGCCTGTTGCTCCAGATCGTGCAGAACTCCAGTGTCCAGATACCCACGGAGTTGATGTACTTTGAACTTCTACCAAAGACCATGTGCCTGTCCCTTCAGAAAAAATCCACGGTGTCGATGTGGTAATATAGGTAGTATCACCAATTGGTGTCCATTGTCCGTATACCCAAGGAGTTGATGTGGTAATAGTACCGCCAGTATAGATTGTATCTAAATCAACAGTTTGGCTTGATGCAGGGTCCCACAGTAGTGAGCCAAACGGTACTGAATCCCAAGAAAAATCACTTTCAAATGGAGTTGTTTGAATTGTTGTTCCCGGATACTCCATGCCTTTCATTAACTGGGCATAGTTGTCATTTTGAGTTTTACCAGGCATTCCGGCTGTTGGAAAATAGTAATCGTGAATTCTATCATATGCATTGTATATTTTTAAACTCTTGGCATAGGTTATTCTTACAATTGCTCCTTGGTCATACTGTACACTAGTTGTTAACTTTGTGAATAATTTATTATAACCGTTGGCAAAAGTTGTATATTCTGTCAAAGAATAATTAGAAGGAGTAACAAAAATTCCATCAACTGTAAGAGTTACATTTACTCTATCTTGAGATGCTAACCAGGATAGATTAAATTCAGACTGGATGCCGTCAGCAGTAAACGTATCGGTAAATGTGTTTGTTAATATTTCCCTGCTTCTTGAGATTCGATCAAACTTTAGTCCTACTTTGTTTACTCTAGTCTTTTTATTAGACATAATAGGAGATAGTTTAGCAGGAATAGTTACTGCTCCGCCGCCTACTAATACTATTGAAGGATTTACGGTATACCCTGAACCCGGATTAGTAATCTGCGCTCCCACTACTTTTCCACTGGCAATCAATGCAACTGCGGTAGCGGTGGTAGTAACTCCGCTATCTATTGGAGCAGATATAATTCTAATTTCTGGTATTTCTGTATATCCACTACCAGCATTTGAAATTGCAATAGAATCTAAAAATAATGTATAGTTATCAAACCAGCCCTTATATGGATATGTGTTTAACAGCGGATCTCCGGCAGTTAGTGAGGAATAGACTCCGGTTTCTTTATTATAAACTACAGGTAAATCAAAATCTGTAGTAAAGGTTAGACTTGGTTCTGTAACTGTATATCCTAGTTTATATTCCCTAACTTGTGTATGATATGGTTTAATTTCATTTAAGTAATCTTCATACCAAGTTGTGTCTTGGAATTTATAAACAGGACGTTGTGTTAATTCTCCCGCATTATTAGTAACATTTATAAAACTTGATTTAAACATCCAGTCAACAACTTTCTGTTCTGTTAATACATATTTTATTGCTGTAAAGAAAAACGTATTCCAATACACTTTTAAATTACCAATAAAAATATCGTTCTTTAAAGCATATATAATTTTTTCTAATTCTACATCCGGTATTTGATCAAAGAATGTTTCATCATACGGTGACACTTGATCCCATCCAAATTGAGAATTTAAAATGTCCCATATACTGTCTTTAATTTTTAGTGTGCCTTTTTCACTAACGATAATATCGTAGTCAAGATTGTATGTGCCGCTTGACCCTGTTTGTATTTTTTTCAATATAAGATATCGACCGGCACCGTTATTATTAATTTTTACATAATCACCAATGTCAAGATCCAACTCGGCCAACTGATATGATTGGTCAACTATAGAGGCTAGAGTTTGATATTGGTTGAACTCTGAAGCAACCCAGTTGGCATAATCCCAATATAAGGTAGTATCATGCCCTTGCGTTTGAATTTTAGTCCAAGATTTATCCATTAAAGAATAAATTGTCCAACGATTCCTAGACTCCGAATCACTTTGTACTATTACGGTATAAGGTCTTACATACAATTTAGGTATAGAAGAATAATTATTTCCATAGTTTTTTATTAAAACAGAAATTATAGATCCGTATTGATTTATAACTGTTTCAATTTCTGCACCGTTGACATCGTCAAGTATTGATACTTTTGGACCTTTCCAAGAAATAATATTTCCTTGGGCATCATACGAGTATGCGTCGATTTTCCCATAACCGTATCCAGGAGTTACAATATTAACAGAGTCAATTTTTCCATTTACTAACAAACAGGTAAGTTCTGCCTGTATAAAATCCCCAGTGTACAATGCATTTCTCGCTTCGAGATCTTGTACAATTTTATCATATTGATTAATTGGAACTTGACTAATTTCATCTTTATCGTTAAAATTATCTAAATTATAAAAATCAGTAATTAAATTATCTGCAAATACGGTATTGACATAAGCAACCATATTTCTTAAAGCATTTGCTCTATTTTTAAACATAGATTGTCTTGGTCTAATACCTATACCGTACTTTTGTCTTGCACTTAATGCAGGATCAGGAACTGTATTTCCTAAAGAATCACGACCCAGTAAGCTATCTATTAATTTTTTCTCTAATAATGCATTAGGCAAACTGTGTGCAGAACCTTCTTCTATTAATAACCATTCAGTATGTTTATTGTTCTTGTTATTAATATTATCTAATTGCATGTTTAACGATATTCTATCGTTAATTAAAGATCCCTTAACATTGTTCACTGCCAACGAACTGCTTGATAAGACGGCTACATATTTTAACCCTGCAGATTTTGGATTAGATATTAGATTTGATACTTCATATGCAGAAATATTTCTACCCTGTCTGTTGGGCACAATAACAGTATTCTTGACCCAATAATAATATCTATTAGTAAATGTATCAGTTATAGAACTGTATACCTGTTCTACACAGTATGCTAAATCGGACAAATATTTCGGTTGTCCGCTTATTGATGCCGCAAGTCCGGTACTGGTATCTGCCAACACCGCCCAATCGTCTGGTAAAGAGTCACTTGATATCCATTCACATATATCTATCGTGCATCCAGGAAACACTGCTCCCCAGTTATTTTTTCTAAATTCGGACTCGCCCTGTTCGTACCACTGATATTTTACACTAGATAGGTCCCACCAAAGTTCACCAACATGTTCATTTCCCCAGTAAGTTTGAGAATCAATAACAATCGATGTTGATGTTCCGGTGCTATATATCGCAGGATCAAATACTGTTCTATATCGAAGTTCTTGGTCTGCTGCCTGAGAAATCTTTCCTTTGATTGGATCAAATATTTCTAAATAATCTTCTACTGTTTCTGCAAATGTATCGATTGTTTTAATTTGTTTAATTCTATTAGTATCAACTAATCCGGATTCTTCTCTAATCAAAGACCAGCTATTTGAATTAGTATCAATTGCATTCCATGCATAGAATTGACCTGCTTTAATAGTAGATGTTGTAATATATAAAGGAGCTCCGACATAAATTGCACTCCTATTAACAGAAATACTAGTACCGTATGCACTACCATCTGTAATGTATGCATCAAACAATTCTGAAGCAAATACAAACTTATCTTTATATCTATTAAAGGTATACGCGGTTCCTGCGTCTGAAATATATTCACTAAAGTTAGTTGATTCAGAATCAAATGTAGTGGTTCCTGAATCAAAAATCATTCCAGAATAATTAGTAGGGCCAATCGAAGTAACGCCCAATAATTCTCCAGTTTCGTCAGTTTCTAAACTATGGCCGAATTTTAATCCCGACGATGACGACGGATTATTAATTATTTGAGTTAATATAAATGTACCGGTAGTATTTCTATAAACTAATACTTTTCCAGATTGCAATAATTTATCAGTAGCATCCGGAGCCGATACAAACAACCACTCGCCGGTATCGCTCATACTTATTGAAGATCCAAAATTAGAGTTATCTGATATACTAGGAATATCTGTAGGAGATATAGTTTGTACATAGTCATAATTAACTGTTATATTATTAAATTCAAAAACACATACAACTCCATTGCCATCTTGTCCTGGTGCAGAAATAGCAAGTATACTTGCAGTTAAACTGCCTGTAATGCTTTCGCCAAATCTTGAATCGTTTGTAATTTCTACTGGCGGAGTTACTGCATTGTACGAAGTATTTGTTGCATTAATTTGAACAATACTGCCGTCAAATGATCGACTATAGGCCAGGTTATATGCAAATACTTTACCGGTATTATTATTAAATCCAGGAGCACCTACTAATAAAGTTTTAAGATTTGGTACACTACCAACAAATACGCTGTAACCAAATTCTATATAGTCATTTGGATTCTGACATGCAAGTATTAATCTATTTGTTTCTGTTGCAGTTTCTTCGTTAATTAAAGAAATAACTACAAGTCCCTCATTGACAAAAGTAGATGTATTATTAGTTACCCTCACAAATCGGGTGTCAACATCGACGTCGGCTTTTAGGTAAGATGCATACGGTGCTCCTGCTACGATTATTCCATCGGCAGAATCAAAATCCATAGAATTGCCAAACCATGCAGGGCGCGGAGAAATAGTATTTCTGTAATACTGATCGTTGAACGAATTTATAGAATAAGATATGATTAACTGTGGTGAACTTATATTTGAATACACAAATATTTTTCCCGCGCCGCCGCCGTCATCATATGATGGCGCTGATACAATTACTATATCTGAAGATTCTTTTGATATTATCCTTTTTCCGAAGTATGAAGAATCTCCAACTATTCCCTTAACTTGTCTGGCGTTATAATTTTTAATTTTTGTGTAGACTTGCCACTTACCTTCATCACCACTATCTACCCAAATGCTTTTTCCTATACGAATATCGGCAGTATATTCAGCTGTTACTAAATCATCAAACGATGTATACCTTGAAGATACGAATTTAAATAAAATTCCAGGTGCGTTTGTGGTACCAATTTCATTAGATGATAATACTACAAATTCGTTTAAACGAGGAACTGCTTCAATTTTATATATACCATTTAATGTATCACTAAATCTAGAAATAGCAACAATGTCCCCGACTTTTAATCCATGATATCTATCTGTTGTAAAAACTACCGATTCTCCGTAGACTAATGCTTCTGCTGATTCGATTGCTTGTGCTACGCGAGCATATCTGTAAACTCCCCAGTCGCCGTTATCATCAAATCCTATCCAAATAGTATCTCCAATTTTAATAGTCTTGCCTGGAACAAAACTGTATAAATCTTGTTTGGTTTTTAATGCAAAATCAACATCTTCGAGACGTACATATCCTGCGACCGGCATGACTATTAGATCACTATCACTATTAGCTGAACTATAAAAAGTTAAGTCGGGTGAATAATCTAACGGCATCATTGTTAATTCACTAGGTGAAATATATACCGTAGCATCATATGCCAATGACGGCTTTTCATTTACAAACTTTATTAATTGAGTATTGTCAACGAATTTAGATTCAGACAACGGAAATTCTAATTCATATTCCGACGAGTAAGCTCCCAAGGTTCCTACCCTAAATGCCCATTCTTCATTAAAATTAATTTTTCCATCAAGGTTATGAACACTTGCTCTAGCCAGTTTGTCTAGCGCATTCCTTGTACCTTTTTCTCTAATAAATCCTTGATAGAATTTATATTGAGCAATAGGATTTAAAAATATATTATCAAGATATAATCTAGAACTGTACCCGATTAAGTGTTGAGCTAGTTGTTGTTGACTAACGTCAAAATTATCTATATCTAAACTATAAAAATCCTCAAATTGAGAAATCTTATATTCAAAGTTTGGAATTAATTGCGCCTGAGGTTTTGAATCTAATTTAGACCAGAAGGTAAAATCAAACTGTTCTGTGCCCGAACGATTTCTAGTCAATGAATAATAATTTCCTGCGTATTCAACAATATCACCTGCTGTATAATCAGCGTAAGGCAACCACTCTTGTATTTTTGCAGGATCATATATAAAGCCCGGACTTAAATAATCGCCGTTCCATTCAGTTGTTTTAAATCCTATTAGTTTAATTCTTCGTTGTCTGTATCCTGTTTCAATATCGTATATAATATCATTAAATCTACTAGTATTACTAAGAATTATTGCATGTTCTTTTTGTATTAATCTTAATCTAGCAAAGAATAAACCGTTTTGTGTATCATTAGATGTTATAGTACACACACCGTCAGTTCGTGAGATACTAAAACTATCTTTAGGAAACGCATATCCGTCAGCTTTTAATAAACTATAATCATAAAAACTACTGAAAATATCATCAACTGTTGAATCAGTGAATTTATATTCTATCCTATCTGCAAACGGACTTAATACAATTACGCCGTTGTCTGCCCAATTTTGGGTTGTCCAGAATAAAAATTCTTTGACTGTAAATTGCCAATCTAATAATTGCCCAATATCTTTACTGTAAGTGGTGAATGAAAATCCTTCAGTTTCAAGCCACTTTCCATAGCCGGTCATTACATCTGCAACTTCCTGGATAGTTTCAAACGTTGTTCCGTAAACTATACGAGTAGGAGTTGATTCAAACATCGATGCATGTTGTACAGTAGTTCCGCCTATATTGGGTAGAATAGGCAACCTTCTGTATTGCGTTGCATCAAGAGATTGACCAGAGTTATGATTTCCGACAACCCTATAAAAAGAATCTTGATAAAGCACAATTTGACCTTGTGCATAAAATACGTTAGTTGACCATAGTGCGTAGTCTTCGGACTTGGCTCCGACTACGATATTTGCATCAGTCCTTTGATGAATTGGGTTTAACACATTAAAAAATGGATCTACTTTATCGTATCCTCTAATAACAAACTTTCCCTGATACTTTTGAATTAACACCCCGGATATTGCAATTGTTTTTACAGGGTTACTTACATTAAAATGTATGGTATAGTCTTCCGTAGGCAGTAAAATTCCAGGGTTAATACTTTTAGGATCAACTGATTCAATAACAACTTCTAACTTATCTTTACTAACAAACCCGCCTGTTTTATTCATTAGATTAAAGTTAGAATTTCTTAATTCAATTTTTAATTGTGAATGATAATTAGAATTTTTTATAGTTCCTGCTTCAACTACAAGTACACTATACCCTGCTGTAAGTATTAAAGATTCATTAGAAATATCATACGGCAATAATATTCTTGTAGGACTTACAAATAAATTATCTTCCGAATACACATAATTACTAACAGCGTTTTTAATCATGCGGCTTGTATCAAATAAGGTGCCTGCATACGATGCAGGTTTGCACACTGCTAAAATTATCTGTACAGCAAACGGCCAGTAACTACTTCTTTTCCAAGATGTTTCGGCAGGGCCACTATCGCCAAACTTCCAACCAGTATTTGCAAAAGATAAGGACCCCTCTAATCCAATAATTCCCCAGTTGCGAACATCTAATGGATTACCGTTTTCGTCAACTGGTAACATATTAGAAAGCCCAGGGCGGACATAAGTGGTATCTATACCTGCTCTAGTTCCTTGTGCAATTCTACCTTCTTCAAGATCTTTCCAAAGTAAATCGTTTCCTGAGGTGTACGGCGCGGGACCGTACTGAGTTTCCCACCAGTTTGGTTTTTCACTAAATCCTAACATTTCCCAAGGATGGGTGTGCGGGCGATCGGTATCAAAATATAATTTAAAAATTGCACGCCAGTTGCCTGGAGCAGTTTCTCCATTAGGCAAAACTATAGAACTGTAGTTAAATGTTTTTGTATTATCAATATTAAAAGATAAATTCTTTTCAGTTTCTACTCCGTAAGTAGTTTTCCATTTTAGAAAATCTCTGTATACTGGATTAAATATTTCACTATATGTATATTCCTTATTTCTAAAAATTCCAGGCAATACAGAATTAATATCAAAGAGATCCTGATTATATGAAACTTTTATGTTGTTATAAACACGTTTTTCAAATTCTAATAAAATGTTATCTTTATAATCTCCAAATGCAAGAATAATACTACCATCGTGTCCTTGTATAACATTACGAGAACCGTCAGCAAAAGTATTGTCTGTAAATAACATTGGTTCAAACTTAGGATACAATCCTAATTTGGTCGGAGTTGGCGGTATAAAACTTCCGTCAGTGTTATTAAATTGTTTAACAACAATTGTATCTCCTCTTGTTAGAGGAATTAATATTTCAACATTTGAATCATATGCATCAAATGTATATTCTTTTTTATGTAATAATTGCGTTCCATTAACATAAACTAATACACCTGCCGAACTTAATACTGATGGACTATATTGGGCTGGTAAGAAATATTTTTTATTCCTAGAATCAGTAACTTTATAAGTTCTTATAATTGCTCCATTTCCGTATGGGAGCATATCACTTTTATAATAAGGAAATGTTGTTGTTTTATTTTTGTTTAACGTTAACAGAATACTATCTAATGCATCGGCCGGATCTAAATCCTGCCTAATGTCGTTCATAGCATCAAGTAAATTAAACTTAAACTGATAGTAGTGTTCTCCTACGATCCTTGCGGCACTAATTATGCTGTTTTCTTGATCCGAAATAAAATGATTTGCAAAGCTCAACGGATTTAAGTTTGATATCAATCGAGTTCCGTATTTTCCAATATTAGGAAGATCTTTTACATTGTTTCCTGTAAATTCTGGATCTCTGTCAGTCATCGATGATAGGTGATCTGCTAACTCAGTAAGAGTGAACTCTGATATTGACCCGTTCATTGGATTATTAGTCAAGTTCAACGGAACTTCATAAACTCCGTCAACGTTAGGAATAGTGTAAGGTTCACCTTTTACCCATATTGAACTTAATTGAGAATTAACTTTAATATAAGTTTTAGAAGTCTGAACAGTCTTAATTAATGGTTGCTCAGTTAAAATAAACGATTCTGTTGAAAAATAATTCTTAAACAAAAAGGTTCCTTCAACTCCTGTGTTTCTATAAAGTAAAGGAAATCCTAAAACAGGATCAATGACACTAGTTCCTATACCGTATCCAAAGATTTTATTTCCTAAAAAGTTTGTAGAATACGCAGTTAAATTAGCATAGCTAATTCCGGTGTCATCAAATAAATCAAATAATGGTGCTTGATTTCTAGAAGTTCGTTGTTGGCTATATATCCATTCAGTTCCGTCATGGTTCCATGAAGAGCCGGCATGTAAATTGCCCTGACGTACTAGAATAGATGATCCGTTTTCTACAATATCGCTTTCTGCAACTAAATTAATTACTGATATGTTGTCTGCATTATTTGAAAATGTTACTTTATAAATTATATTTCTTACCAATGAATCGGCATCAGTATTAAAAATTACTCGGAATCCTTCTTCTAATAAAATTCCGTCAATATAATATCCAATCTGACCTTCTACTTGATCAAATGTATTTGTTACTGTATTATCAATTAAATCTATATTTTGTAATGCAGAATATCCAAAATTAAAAAGTTGTATATTTGCAACAAACTCCACAATTGGTCTTCTTGCCTTATAGTTTTCAGGATAAACTACCTGAGCATTACTGTAGTTTGCAGTAAGTGTTATTACATCTTTATGAAACCACCGATTATACCTAGACCAAGGATTTCGGTCAGTACTTGCCCGATTAATTGTAACATATTCAGGAACTAGTGGAATATTTTTAAAATCATCAAAAGGAAAATCATCAAAGTTTGTTCCATCAAACTTCGAGTTAACTAGGTCTGCTATATTATCTGGTGTATCTAAATTGCTAAACTTTATTAATTGAATACTGCTTCCTACACCATCAACTATAAATTCTGCATCTCTATATTCTTCTGGAAATACAATACCGTCAAATCTAACTTTAAGTCCGTTAATAAACTTTATGCCATCACTAGTGGTGTAATATCTTTTTCCTGCTATTTCATCACTAACGTTGATCGTTGAATTTAAATTAGGCTCTTTAACAATTATGTTACCAGTAGATAACTGATTATCGTTTGACGTATAATATAGATTGTCAGGAACTGCCCAATCAACTGTAAAAATAATTTGTCCGTCTTTTGTTCCGTTACCTGTGATATTATTAATTACTGAATCGTCAGATCCTACCCTATTAGAGTATTTTATATTAAAATTGTGTTCTGATGTTATATTAAACACATAGGTATAGCCTCGATATAGTACTAACTGTTCAGTAGTAACTAACCCTCCAAATAAAAATTGAATGCCATCGGCTGCATCAGTTATTGTATATTCTACGATAGGATTTTTTTGACCGCCGGTAACTGTAATTGAACTAGGGCCATTAGGCATCCAATAGTAATTTCTAAAATTAACAAACTTATCCCAGTCAATTTTTGGATCATAAGAATAAAACGCAGGATTAAAAAGTCTATCTAGGTTAGATGAATTTCCACCATAGGATGTTATTTGATTTAATAGATCATCTAAAGCAAATGCTTTTTTAATTTCTTGATCAAGTGTTTTTACAATTAATGCAGGCTCAAGCTGATATGTCTGTCTTAAGGCATTAGTTTCTGAAAGATACAAATCTCCAGTTTGATATGTAGGAGTATCAGTACTCCCAACAAATGCATCTATACGATTTAACTTTGGTACTGATATTAATTGATCTAAAGTACTAGATAAAAACTTTGAATTTTTTTCTGTTCTAAAAAATGCAGGAAGTAAGTTTGCTGACTTGCGACTAGTTGCCATTATCGTTGTCCTCCTACTGTATTAATAACTGTGCCTGCAGATTTTAATTCAGAAGATGTAACAGAATCAATTATATTAATATCAAATATCGTTGCACCAGAAACAAATATTTCATTTGACTGACATTGAATTTCATACAAACTACCAAAAGCATTTTGTTGTTTAGGTACAATTACAAAATTAGTAATATCCGGAGTCATTATATTCATAACATAAGTAGCCAATTCACTAAAATAAAAAGTTTGACCAAATTCCCAATTTTCAATAGAAAAGAAATCATTAATAGCAGTTAAAATTCTAGTTTTTAATGCATTATCACTGTTTGATCTGTAGGTGTTTCGAGATGCTTTAAACGTTGCCTGTAACATAGGAGAAGCTTTATTTCCAAACAATACTTTATAGCTTGTAGGATGAAATATTAATTCATCGCTAATACTTTTAATGGAGTTTAACGATTTAGAATATGCAAGATCCAAGTATTGACTTGTGGGAGCAAGTGGTTCGGAGCCTGCTCCTGAAGTTAGCCAATTTCTAAATTCAGTATTATATGTACTTGTTAACAGATAAATGTCCATTAGGTTAGTTTTACTAGGATCTAGACGACGATTATCTGATGTTTTATGTGTATATTGAAACTTAATATTAGACCTTCCCGGTTTAGCAAAATAAGTCGGTTCTAATACAAATGTCTGTGTAGACGATGACCAACTTTTAACTACATTTACCGTAGGATCATAAAAATAAAATAAACGGCCGTTTTCTTTGGCCAAGGCTGCAACATTAGATTCTGTAGGGTAAGACAAAAAATCTGAAGAGTCAACTAATGTATATCGCAATCCATCGGATAATCTTTTAAAGAAAACAAAATTGTTTTTAAAATATGTATTTGTACTGGTAGTTTCTGGACTTACTGTGTCAATAAAAGAATCAGGGTTATCAATTTGACCATCATCATCTTTATCAAAGAAACTAACTTTAACTTTTTTAGGTTCTTGATAACCGTCGGGCTCTATAACTGAACTGTCAACCTGCCAGTTGTTTTCAACTTTTAATGATTTACCTAAAATATCGGTTGGATGTGAATTTATTCCTAATACGGTTATTTTATCTTTAATAACTGTATCGTTTACATAATCATAATTTGAAGCAGATTCATCAACATAAAACGCTGTTTCATTTTCGCTTTCAAATATATATTCAGTTACCCTATACCTAGCTTTATAATTAATCCCGGTCCATTCAAACGCAATCATCCAGGAAGCATCTCTATTTTTATCCGACACATCTTTCTGATTTATTAGACTAAATGGTGTTAGTAGATCTATATTGGTATCAGAAACTATATACCAATCGCCGGTGTCTTGTGCTAAACTAATACCAAAATTCTTTTTAGTTAATGACAAGTTAACAATAGTATTTTCAATATCATCAGACGGAACTGACACAAACTTTGTAATAATTTCTACAGGCATAGCTTCGGATGGTATATTACCGGTAAGAATAACAGGCCCAACACCAGTTGACAAGGCACCTAATCCGCCGTTAAATCCATCGGTTACAATAGATATAACCTTGGCCCATCTAATTGATGTAGTAGTGCTATCCTCTATAAATGTTAATTTACCGTTAGGCAAAAAATATTGTTGATATAAAGTAGCGTCATTAATTTTTGCAGGATTAACTTTTTTAGGAGCAACAAACTTAATTAACGATCCAACTGTTGCATATTTTAAATTGTTAGAAGAAAATGTTCCTGTTGGTGTCGGCAATCCATTAATTTTAAAATACCCAGTAGTTTGATTCGTAGTCTTAGTTGATTGTTGCCAACTGATACTATAACCAATAAAATTAGGCCTGGTATAATTATCTAGATAAAAAGATCTAAATTCTTTTAGGTTAAAAATTCTTGCAAGATTATTTTTTATATTATATTTTATATCATTAGTGGTAGTAATTAGATATTCAAAATAATATTCTGTAGGTTGTTTATATAAGATTCCGTCTGTTCCGTAGATAGTAACATCACTATATTTTCCTGTGATATCAGACATTTCGTAATATCTAGAAACACCAGAAGACGTTCTATTAATAGTTTTTATTTTTAAAATATCATTGCCCGCAGTAAGCGGCATTATATTATAGTCTTCAGCAGTAACCATTCTATTTTGACTATAGAATGCTTGAGGTGCTTTGGTTTTAATAGATGCACTGGTTTCTGAAAAAGTAGAATTACTAACGGCATATTGTAAGTTTAACAACAATGTCAATGTGTGCTCTTGGCCTAAATCATTAGTGTAATCAATGCTAACACTTATTCCACTCATATTCTCTGGTTTAACAGTATAACTTAGTCCGTTACTTTGTCTATAAAATAATTTAAATTGTCCTTTAGGTAAATTGCCAAATGATCCATCGGCAAAGTTTAAATCAATTTGATCATTTTCTCTAGTAATAACTGAATATAGGTTTCTTACATTTTCTGACAAACTATTATAGATAACATTATTTCCGCTTGTGGCAGAAACTTTTGTCCACGGTTCAAGTGGATACGATCCGTCAGGATTTAATTGCCATAACCAAACATCAGTATCATTAATATCGGTTGTGTTGATTCCAATGACTTCGTTTGGCACAGGATTATCGATTGAGAAGTTTGATACAGATAAAGTACCTTGTTTAAAGAGTACAAAAAATCCAGTACTATTAGATCCGTTACCTCTATTGTCGTTTCTATATAAAAATGTGAAAGGGTTGGTTGGGCGAGGAACTGCCTCAAAAATAGAGGTATCAAAGTCGGCTCCGACAATTTCAAATGTCATTCCAATTCCGTTAATACCTCTGCTAACAGTATATATTGGCACCGCATCATTGCTAGAATTTACTACATATTTTTCAGTTGTAACGCCATCAACAGTTCCTTTGGCCGCAGGCTTACCGAAAGAAACTCCAATAGGCATTGCAGAATTAATAACTGTAACAAATTGTTCATACCAGCCGGCATTTGTTGCATCATTCCATGTGATCGGAGAACTTGCTAGATTAACACCGTTACTATCAAATACAGAGTCAGTTGTTTGAACTGATACAATTTTTAAAAGACCAGAGGCTGGTGTATTACGTTTAGCATTATAGTTTATTAAACGAGCAAGTCGTAGTATGCTTTCTCTACGTTCAGCTGTTTCTAAAAAGTTTTCGCGGGCATTTAAATCAATACGGAAACTTAAA